CTGCGGAATTATTAGCTCTGCCTCTTTGTGGATTTAGTTCCCACCAATTTCCAAACTTACAAGAAATCATATCGTCATCATCGGCAGAGAAAAGAGAGATAAGAGCGGCACGGCGAATACCACCGGCAAGAACTGCATCTGCAATATGACAAACAATATCGTGAACTTCGATAGGACTTAATTGTTCACCATCTTGTTTCAAATCAAGTATTGCCCTAATCTTCTCAATACAAATACGAAGTGGTTCGGGACCTGGTGCCTTACCACCACTTGTAATCAAACGAGCACCTTTGTGACGAATATCTGAATAATCAAAACGAATGGATGAACCGCCAGTAAAATATGACTTCATCAACGCCTTAATAGAATCTGCCCATCCTTCAATCGAATCTCCAATTAAAAATCTTCTTTCCTTATTCTTTGGTCTATGAATTGCAGGAAGTTTTTCTACGTGATGTTTCTGAACGGAATAACCAACACCAGTTCCACCGAGAAGTAGAAACATAACTTCACCAAATGCACGCCAATCATCAATCGGTAAATAAGCACAGTTGTAAATTCTGTTCGGAGAAATCTCTATCGGCTTACCACCAAACTGTAATGAACGCATTGATGGTAAAACTTTTTTATCATATACAAATTTATAGACATTTTCAATCTCGTCTTTTAATTGTGGGTATTTTCTTTGGTGCATTTCTTTATTTCTCGTTACCAACTCTTCCCATGTTTCCCTACGATTCTTTTCAGAAATAAAACGAGCGTATTTCATATACACAGTAATTTCAGACAGGATGCGATTGCTAATGTCCATTTATTTCTCCATTTATTTTTTTATTAAAAACGTTGATTTGCTACTATAAAACAAAACGATATAGTAATAACTATACCGTTTGAAAGAAAAAAATTGGGTTTTGCTAAATTATTTTTTTTAATTGTTTCCCACATTCCAAATTTGACCATCCCACCATTCAAAGTTGGGATAATGTGATTTGTAATGGAATTGTTCATACCATTCACCGATATAAAGATACGGATATGAATGGTCTAATAATTCATTTAAGAAAAAATAACAAGTCATTGGTGTTATACCTTCTCTATTTAACTTTCCACCTACTACGAGTGAAAAATATGGTATTTCACCGAACCAATTAAGAACACCAAATACACTATTATTGAAATAATATATTTCGTGATCAAACGATAAAACCGTGTCCAAGTATTCTTCTATCATAGGATCATAAAGATACTTTGAACTTTCAAAGATTTTTTGATAATTACCAGATTTACTTATTCTAATTTTAGCAAGTTGATATTGTCTTCTTGCGGAAATTGAAGCGATTTTCAATCTTGAAGATCTTGATTGATACCATTCACCATTTGATGTTGGCAACCAACCCATTTCAAAAAGATATTGTGGAGTTTCATTCTCCGGAGTACAAAACAGTTCACATAAATCAGAGTGATTTGTCAAATCATACTGACCATTCAGATGACTGATTCGTATTTTCATTTAACCTCTCGTTATAGTGCTTTGACCGTTCTTCATTAGATTCACCGGCATCCAAATCAGTATGGTCGTAATTCATGTTTTCCGTGTCCGGCGTAACCCATCGGTGATTCCGTTCAGCTGTCCACAGGGTATTGTTATACATTCTGTCTACTACAAGACTTTGTTTTGTAGTGAATGCTGGATCATGAAGCAAAAAACGATTATTAGGTTGTATGGCAAAATTACCATTGTCCATCATTATTACATGGCCGCATTTATGTTGTGATGGATATTCGGAGAATAAATAGTTTGTATCTCCGGAATCTGTACTGGCAGCCCAATCTAACGTAAATAAATATCTACCTTTATATTCTTTTCTTCGTCTTGAAATAAATTTTACTACTTTATTTTTGAAGTACGGAAATTCTGTTGCAGAGACGTGATAAGAAAAAGAATCCCATAAAACCAATTCATCCAATTCTTGTTCCGGAGCATCTTCTTTCCAACAAAAGGCATGAATGGGCATTCTCCACCAAATACCACCATCCTCCATGATAAAATGAAAGAGTGGTGATTGACCAGGTATTGATGACATTCCTATGATTAGACATGGAAATTTTTTATCGAACATATCTTTTTGGTCACGAAGAAAATTACCACGAACATATGCATCAATAATTGGTATTGGTGTATTTAGATAAGCCATTAGAAACCTTCTAATTCTTTGAATTTCTGTGAAAGAGCTTTTTTAACATTTACATCACCCTTCATTGAAACAGTCACACTTTGACCCATATCTGATGATGGTTCGTATATTTCAATATGACCAGTCATTGTATTTATTTTACTTGGAAACGTCATACCGTCTGGACCAAAACGATTTTTAACAATATGCCATCTACCTGTTCCACCTACCTTATCATTAAGTTTTCTTGAAAGGGACATAATGAAATCAGCAATCATAATTTTATTGTATGATTCTGAAACCTTACCACCTTCAATGACATCATCTTCAAGGGCAGAACGATTTGCCTGTGAAGCAGTCCATATCGGTATATCATAAGTTCCACCAATACCACGTAGGTCTTCGTAAATATCATTCAGTTCCAATCTCTTATCGGTTGCCTTTGCAGGTCTAATCAAATCTGCATAATCAATAATAACCAAATCAGGTTTTTTACCTTGACTAATACATTTCTCAATGTGTGATGATATAGTATTTATACTTGCAGTTTTAGTTGGATAATACTTTACAATCAATTCTCCGTTTAGAGTTTCCATAGTAGAACGAATTTTTTCTTGAGCGTGTTCTTCGGAAAGATTTTGAAATGCAATCTTTGTAAAATATGCATCAAATCTTCTTGCAACATAAAATTGATTCAATTCTAATGTATAATATATCACTGTCTTTCCTTCACGAACGGCATTTGCTGCAATACTAACTAATCCCCATGATTTACCGCCACCGGCAGGTGCAATGATAACACCTAGTTCACCTGCAGCCAATCCTCCATTTGTAATATCATCTACAACATTCCATCCAGTAGGGACACAAGTTCTTGCACCTTCCTCATATCTTGCAATAATATCAACAAGATATTCGTGACCAATATCTTTATCTGTTCCCGCTTTCAATGCAGTATCAATTTTCTTTTTTATCAAATCGTATTTACCACTCTTAAGCAAATCAACAGATTCAATTATTGCAACTTTCATCTTTTGATTTTTACAAAACTCTAAAGTTGCATTTTTTACATATTCTGCATCAGAACTGTCTTTATATTTTTTTGTTTCCGCAAGAGAATCAACGATAGTAGATTTCAAAACTTTATCATCAACGGCAAGTATTTCAGATTTAAAAACTTCTTTTGTTGGTGCACTACGATAACTGTTGTAGTATGATATAATCTTTTCAACAATCCAAGAGTTTGCTTGTGATTCAAAATAATTTGGTTCTATAATATCGGAGACTTGTTGTAAAAATGATTTATCAGATAACAATCCAGTAATTACTTTTGTTTGAAAGGTATGACCGAATTGTGATAGATTATCCTGCATTTTTATTCCTAAACTTGTTTAATTGTGTAAAATTCTTTTTCAACCATTCATCCCAATCTGCAATTATTGATTGCAACTTGTCTTGTAAATATAGTTTGCCCAACTCAATAGTATTCATCGAATCAATTTCACCATCAACTAAACCACGAATATTCGATTTGTGACTTTGAGAAATATCAACATCATGTAATTGCATGATGTCATAATTCGTTTGTAGTTTATTTGTACTATGTTTGAGTGTTTGAAGTGCTTTTAATTTACCGTCATATAATTTACAAATTTCTATGAACTTTTCCAAATTTATTTTTTCTTTTTCCGATAATTGTGGGAAATGTTTTTTTATTGTTGTTTCGCCAACTCCATGAATACCCGCAATATTATCACTTTTATCACCCATTAGTGCCTTGTATATGATATAGTTCTCACACCATATACCAGTTTCTTCAAGTAGATTTTCCGGATTATACATTTTCTTTTTTGTTGGCAAATATACATTAACCCTATCTGAAACTAATTGTAGGAAGTCTCTGTCATTAGAAAGTATTACCACTTTTTCTTTTAAATACGAAGAAAGATATGCAATAACATCATCTGCTTCTATATTATCTATCATTATTATAGTTACCGGCAGATTTTGTAGGTAAGCGAAAACCCGCATCATTTGATGTTTCATTGCCGCCTGTTCATCGTCAATACCTTCAAACCCAACAACTCTATTCAACTTTGATTTTATTGCCCTACCTTCTTTGTAGTTTGAATATATTTTTTTTCTTCGATGTGAACCACCCTTTCCATCAAAGACAACAACAACCCGCGTGGGATTAACCATACGGATTGTTGCTCCAAGCGACTTTAAGAAACCAGATAGACCACCGACATGAATACCATCTTCGTTCAATGTTGGGATGGCAGAAAAGGTGCGTATAAATAAATTCATCCCATCAACAATCAAAACCTTACTATCACGATGTAGGTTTACTTGTTCGGCTTTTTCCGTTTCTATTTCTTGTAAAAGTCTTTGATATTTTTTGTTCATTGTAATCAATTCCATATATCGTTTTATCAATACTAATATACGAAAATAATATGACATTGCAAAATAAAAAAAGAGAATCTAGTGATTCTCTTTGTATAGTTCTTAATTGGCTATTAGTTAATAATCATTTATTAAATGTAATCATTTGCAGATATGCCTAATTTTGTAGCCAACTCGCGTATTTCTTGTTCTATCTCTCTTGATTGTTGGGGTCCAGCATATTCTTCATTGTAAATAACCAACCTTGATAAGTCATGCACCATTTCAAAAAATGCATTACCTTTCATTTTTTTTATTTGTTGTTCTAATGATTTTATTTGCATTTGAGCTTCTTTTGTGTCTTCCGTATTTCCGCTGTATTCCTCTTCTTTACGGAAAATCACATAATCTTTAATCAATTCTTTTATATCGTTGGATTGATTAGGCGTTTCAGAAGATATTTTTTCAATCGGTGCATTTCCGAAAGGTGCTTCATTTATTTTTTTGTTAAACTTTTCATGTATCGATCTTCCTTCTTGAACTAGATCCTTTACTTTTATTGACTTACCCATATTAAATGCTCCAAAAAAAAATACTCTATTTGAATATAAATATGGGGATAAACAAATTTATCCCCAATAAAATTATACTTCATCTTGTAGTAATGGTTCATTTGAAAGTGTCACATCGTCAATTCTGGCTTCATCCAATTTTTTGTATTTCATAATCACCTTATCAGCAATTTCATCATATACTATATCGTATAATTCAGGATTACTCATAATCTTTTCAACAAATTCTTTGGATTGAAATTTGATAACTTCTCCAGAACGCTTGTCTGTCCATGAATACCAAGCACCTGATTGAGATACAAGGTTGTGTTCTTTCATAACAGTAAGCCAACTACTGTAATCATCAATTCCACTATCAAAGTAAACTTCATATTCACATTCACGAAGCGGTGGACCACAACGATTTTTAACTAACTTTGCCTTAACTCTCGAACCAACAATTTCATCACGACCTTCTCTCTTTGCCTTAATGGCACCGATTGAAGACAGACGAAGACGAACAGAGGCATGGAAAGGAATACCTTTACCACCAGGTGTTGTCCAAGGATCAGAAAATGCTGGAGCATTAAGTTTCTGACGAAGTTGGTTTGTAATAATCAAACAAATACGCTCTCTACCGATAAGATTTGTAATCTTTCTCATTGCCTTTGAAATGATAAGTGCCTTTGCCGTAGCATAACCATCTTTATCAAAATCTGCAGCCATTTCTGTTTTAGTGGATGCACCGGCGATTGAATCAACTACAATAGTTACCAGTCTGTCTTTATCAGATGAACGAACTTTGTCAATAATAACATCAACCGTTTCAAAAATATCTTCTACTGTTTCCAATGGAATGTATAACATATCTTTTAAGTTCAAACCGATTGCACTCAAATACTCAGTAGCAATAGCATTCTCGGTATCAATATAAACTGCAAGACCACCTTTCTTTTGTGTGTTGAGAAGTGCATGGGCTGCCAATAGAGATTTACCAGATTGTTCGAGACCTGTTATTTCAGATACACGACCAACAGGAAAACCACCATACTTACGATTGGAAATAGCCAAATCCAACATGGTTGAGCCAGTTCCTACCCATTCTTTTACTATCGTAGGTGCATCACTATCACCTTCAAGAAAGTAAGCGGTCTTAACATTTTGTGTTTTGAATTGTTTGTTTATAGTTTCGGCAATGACTCCACCGAGTTCATCGGATAAATCACTTTTTGATTTTGCCATAAAACACCCTTATTAAAATAAGTCATCAAATGTAACACCAATATCATCAGTAGATGTGGATGATGTTTCTGATTTTGTTTCCTTCTTTTCTTCTTTGTAATTAAGATCTTCACCGGGTTCGTCTGATTTACCCAACCATGTTTGTAATTGAATTTTCAATTCATCGTATGTTGGTTCAGGATAAAGTTCTGTGATTTTGGATTGTTCTTTTATTTTTTCAATAACCGATTGATCATCTGTTACTACCGTTTCTTTTGGTTTGATTCGGATAGTAGTTTCTGCATAATCTCTGCCAGTTTCTTCTGGTGATTTTACAGTTACAACAATATCTCTACCGGTTTTCAAATCAGATAAATCACCGTAATCAGGATCAGCAAAGAAACCAAGAAGTTCTTGGTAAAGTTGTTTACCAAATCCCCAAAACTTTACACCTTCATTTTCTTGTCCACGAATGATAACAGGAACATAAACTCTCATTTTTGGTTCAAGTTTTCTTCCCATAATCCAATCACTCTTATCGCCAGTTTGTTTCAATTTTTCTGCAAAGTCTACGATGGGATCAGGCCTACCAAAAGATACCGGTGAAAGAATTGATCTTTTACCAAGATTGTAGTGAAAATACATTTCTAAAAATGGATTCTCTCTATTATGGATATACGGAACAATACGAATTTGGTGTTCACCCGGTTCGGGTTTCCAAAGATTAGATGTGCGATTGTTTGTGTTTTTTAAAGAGTTCAAACGACTCTTGATTGCATCTAAGTTAATACTCACGATGTAACTCCTAATGTGTAATAAAAATAATGATTAACCACTAACGGTTAATGTTTAATGTATACTAATATACGAATTTAATATTTAATAAGCAAATTTTATTTTATTTTTTTAATAAGTTTTTCAACTTAATGCCAACCGTTTCTGGAAGTTTTTCCGTATTGGTGGCACTATTCTTCCAATCTGGAGCATCATCTGTCTGTGGCATAACCTCTCTTGGTGGTGCACCGTCTACCGGCTGATTGTTTTCATTCATTTTCTGAACATTAGACCAGATATAGTTGGCAATGTTTTCAGGGTTATCACCCTTTTTATATTTTGCAAACACTTGAACCACCTCATCTGTTATGTTATCCACAACATATTTTTTTAATACATCTTCACTTATAGTAAAAAGATTTATACCGCCACCTTCTGCACTTGGTATTTTTCCCAATTCTGCACCGATACCTAACTGTGTTGTTTTTAATGCCTCGATTGGCTTTTTTACATTTGTCAAATCCATTGCTTTTATTTTTGCGTATGGATTGATACAATAAAGTTGTGACCAACGATGATGGCCGTCTATAACAAATTGTCCTCCACCACCAGTAACTATCGGTGAATTATTTATTGTTACTATACCGCCACGAAGATAGGATTCTACATTAGATGCGTTTTTTAATGGATAACTCAATGATTTAGTCAATACAACTTCATTTTGAGTTGGTTTAAGTTTGATACATTGAGGAGCAATACTAGATGTACTAACCGGTGATTCCGATGATAATGATTTAATAGCAGCAAGAAACTTTGGATCATCTATATTATCACCCAATTCTTTGACAAAAGTAACATAGTCTTTTTTCAAAATACGTTTTAATTCGTCTTTAGCATCATCTTCATTTATTCGTATTTCTTTTAAAATACTTTTTAGCAATGGTAACTTGTTTGGCATATCCCTTCCAATAGTTATTTACGAATTAAACCAGATATTTTTTTATCCATCAAACTTCTTCTAACCATTTCTTTTATTTTTTTACGCAATCTATTTTTGTGATATTTACTTATATTGCCTTCTTTTTTAACTGACTCCGGTTCTTTTTCAGATGATGTTTCAATATCTTCTGGTTTTGGTTCTTCAGTTGGTTTAGGTTCTTCCTCAGGTTCTTCTTCTGATTTCATACTAGATAAAAGTTTTGATTCTATTTTATCTGATATAGACTGTGATGTAGATTGTAATGCTGGTAGCATTTTTTGAATAGTCTGATTATCTTCATCTGTTAGTTTTTGTTTTATGTATATTCCTATTTTACGAATAAGTTTTTTTACATCTTTATCCCTTGATGACTTTTCAGGTTCCGTATATGGTTCTGACAATAATGTGTTCAATGAACGGTATAAAATTTTTAATGTACCGTCACCATTAAATCTTGAACTTATAGATTCCAATTTCGTTCTATCTTCTTTCTTTTGATATTGTTCCGATTGAGAAAATCCCTCATACCAATTTATGAGTTTATTCATTTTTACATCCGGAAAAATATATGCCATCATACTACGGTTGTTTTGTAATATTTCCGTAGAATCTATTACTGCAATGTAGTCTATAAAATTTTCATTTGGTGATTCTATTTCTTCTTTCAATACTTTTTTCATTGTAAATCCTTATGGTATCAAAGATATTATATTCTTTGGTTGAGTTACATATAAACTTATACTAGTTTGTTTATTGAAAAAGTGTAACTTATTACCCATTGCCTTCTTATAGTCATATCCCATTTTCTTCAATACATCTACAATTTGTTTTTCGGTATAATAACTACCATCGATTTTATTATCCGGAAGAATTGTGATTTTTTCCAATTCACCTTTCAATTCTTGAAAGATATTTTCAAATCCACTACCTTCGGAAACTTCTAATTTTTCCATAAGTTTTTCCATAACACGATTTGTTATTTCTTCAACTAACATATTGTATTGAACTTTGCTCATAATTTTATTCTTAATTGTTTAGAAAATAGAAATATACATATAAATATGTCATACTAATTAAAATGTATAAACTTTGAGTAGTATTATTTTTACTACTTTGAAACCATCTTTGTTTTTTAGTAAGGCACAATTTCTATATCTTTCCCATTCGATAGGATATGTTTTATCTAATATAC